CCCATTGCTTCTGGCTACGCAGCAAACATCTTTAACGGTGATGTTGTAAAGCTAATCAATGACGGTACTATCGAAAAAGACACTGGTACTGCTACGGCCACCCCCGTTGGCGTTTTCGTTGGCTGTTCTTACACAAGCCCTGCGCTTGGGTATCAATTGTTCAGTCAGTACTATCCCACTGGCACCGTTGCTAGTGATATCGTTGCCTACGTTGTAGACGACCCCGACGCGTTGTTCAAGGTCGCAGTAACCGCTGCTGGCACTGCAAACATCGCTTCAGTAGGTCGAACTGCTGTAGGTAATAACTCTGTGCTCATCCAGACCGCTGGAAGTACTGCTACTGGGGATTCTAAAATCTCTATCAGCTCTACTACAGCTACCACTGCTACGCAGCCTATCCGAATCATTGACGTTGTGCCCGAAACGGCTACTGGCGCTGATGCCTTCGTAGAGGTTATCGTGAAGTGGAACTGGGGTATGCACCAGTATCAAAACGCAACTGGCGTATAAGGAGTAGTATAACATGGCAATTTCACGCGCCCAATTACTGAAAGAACTCCTCCCCGGTCTGAACGCTCTATTTGGTTTAGAGTATGCGAAGTACGGTGAAGAGACGAAGGAGATTTTTGAAACAGAATCTTCTGATCGCTCTTTTGAGGAAGAAACTAAACTGTCCGGCTTCTCTGCCGCACCTGTCAAAAACGAAGGTTCTGCCATCGAATATGACAATGCACAGGAAGCATGGAGTGCACGCTACACGCATGAGACGATTGCGATGGGCTTCAGTATTACTGAAGAAGCTATCGAAGATAACTTGTACGACTCACTGTCTGCTCGTTATACCAAGGCTCTCGCCCGTGCTATGGCATACACCAAGCAAGTTAAAGGTGCTACCATCTTGAACAACGCTTTTGCTGCTGGAACCACTTACGGTGACGGCCAAACGCTTTGCTCAACGGCACACCCACTTGTATCTGGTGGCACTAACTCAAACCGTCCCGCTGTAGCGGCTGATCTTAACGAAACTTCTTTGGAAGCGGCTGTTATTCAGATTGCTGGCTGGACTGATGAGCGAAGCCTGTTGATCGCTGCGAAGCCTCGCAAGCTGATTATCCCACCCAACCTCCAGTTCGTAGCAACTCGTTTGTTAGAAACTGAAGGACGTGTTGGTACTGCGGATAACGATATCAACGCACTCCGTAACAACGGCTCTATCCCTGAAGGATACGCAGTTAACCACTATCTGACTGATCCAGATGCGTGGTTCTTAATGACTGACGTACCTAACGGTTTGAAGCACTTTGTCCGTACTCCGATGTCAACGTCTATGGATGCTGATTTCGATACTGGCAACTCGCGCTACAAAGCTAGAGAGCGATATTCCTTTGGGGTTTCTGACCCACTCGGAATCTTTGGTTCTCCCGGCGCATAAACGCGGGTACATAAGAGGGGGCACATGTTGCCCCTTTCTTTTTTCTGTAGTATAAAGTAAGTCCTGACTGCGAAAGCAGACTTAACCCAAGACAGGAGATTACAATGGGTACCACAACTTTTTCTGGCCCAATCCGGGCTGGTAACATCCGCAACACTGTAGGAACTACGTTAGGTAGTGATGTAGCCAACGTTGGCTATGTTGTCATGATGCAGACGCACACAATGGATCTTTCCGGTGGCGCAATTGCAGCAGGATCAACTGACATGGTTATTCCTGCAAACTCTAAAATTATCGACGTAGTTGTAGATTTAGCTACAGCAGCTAACGTTACTACCAACATTAGCGTTGGTGATACTGTTGGTGGAGCTACTACGATTCTGAATACCCTTGCAAGCGGTACAACTGCTGGCCTAAAGACTGTTACTACTCAAGGTGGTGGCACGAACGCATGGGCAAACACTGGCACGGCTGATCTGAAACTTACTGTAACGGCAAGTGCAGCAACCACCGCTGGGGAAGCAGTTATCACGATCCTGTACGCACAAGCCTACAACACTGCGGTACAGCCATAGGGAGTAGGTAATGTCTAGTTCTGATATCCAATCAAAACGGATTACAGGAACCGGATCATTAGGTGTTGGCCCTGCGCGTATTACGCAGATTCAAGTCCTGACTACTACTGGTTCTCCTCGTATTACTGTCACTGATGGTAACGGTGGGAATACAGTGTTAGATCTAGACTTCAGTGCAAGTTCTACGCATTCGGTCAATATCCCCGATGATGGTATCCGATGTCCTGATGACGTTTACGTTTCGACCTTTACTGCTTGTACAGCAGCGACTGTTTTCTATAGGTAACGCAGATGCGTGCCTACTACAAAGCAGGTGGGGGAGTATCTAAATCCCCTGCGTGGACGCGCAAGGAAGGTAAGAGCGAGTCTGGCGGTCTGAACGAAAAAGGCGTTGCTAGTTATCGTAAGGCTAACCCCGGCAGCAAGCTAAAAACTGCTGTTACTACGAAGCCAAGCAAGCTGAAAAAAGGTTCTAAAGCCGCCAAACGTCGCAAGTCCTTCTGTGCTCGCATGAAAGGTATGAAGAAACGTAATACTAGTGCTAAAACAGCGAATGATCCGAATAGCAGGATCAATAAAAGTTTACGGAAATGGAACTGCTGATGCCTAGCAAAAGCAAGAAACAACACAATTTTATGGCCGCAGTGGCTAATAACCCTAAATTTGCCAGAAAAGCTGGGGTACCCCAGTCAGTAGGCAAAGATTACATAGAGGCAGATAAGATGAAAGGAATGAAGAAATACCAAGCTGGTGGTATGTCAATGGGTATGGGAAAACAAGGCTACAATGACCGTTTAGACGAGTCTATGGGTGCGCGTAATGGCCCTAAAATGCAAAGTATGAAAGCTCGTCGTGACGAAAGCGAAGGTATGGAAAAAGCTATGGGCGAGCGTAAGTTTGCTGGTAACAGGTCTATGGACAAAGCTATGCCTCGCATGAAGAAAGGCGGGAAAGTCCGTGGAGCTGGTTGTGCTACCAAAGGCGTTCGTAAAGCCAAAATGGTAAGTATGAAAGGGGCATAAATATGGCACTTTTTGATATGTTTAGGAGTAAAGACAGGAAAAAGCCGGTGGCTGGACGTAAAGATAGTCGGCGTAGAGCTTTCCGTAAAGATGAAAAGCCAGAAGAATTACCATCAGGTATGGAAGTTAAGGACACCGAAACTCGTGTGACGGGTACACGTAGGCCTAACGAAAGCCAAGAAATGAAAGCCAAAAAAGCGTCTATACCAGCTCCAAAAGCTGCCCCTAAGATACCTAAAATAGATGTAGATGGTAAAGCTAAAACTGGGCCAGCAGATATGATGCGTAGAGAGTCCGCTACTGCTGCGGGTATGGTTGCTGAAAAGAACCCAAAATCTATTGCTGAAGCTAGAAGAAAAGGGTCAGACACCTTTATCGGTAAAGACGGTATGAAGAAAGCCGCCGTTACTAAAGAAGAATTGGAAGCCTCTGGATATAAAACTTTGCGTGAGTATCTAAACGCTAAAAACAGAGAGAAGAAAAAACCTGCCATGAAGAAAGGCGGCAATGTGGCTAAGTATACTTATGGCGGCAAAGTTCGTGGGGCTGGTATAGCAAAGAAGGGCGTGAAGCCTTGCAAAATGAGATAGCTAATGCGTTGCTACTATAAAAAAGGCGGTTCGGTTAAAGACGCGTGTTATAACAAGGTTAAGTCACGTTATAAGGTCTTTCCGTCCGCCTACGCTTCAGGCGCTATTGCGAAATGCCGCAAGAAAGGCGCTAAAAACTGGGGTAATAAGAGTGGCCGTTAGAAAGACCGCAAAGGGTGCAGCCCTAAAACGTTGGTTTAAAGAAGACTGGAAGGACGTTCGTACCGGTAAAGACTGTGGACGAACCAAGGGTGAAAAGCGTGGTACACCGTATTGTAGACCTACAAAGCGGGTATCTGCCAAGACACCAAAAACGTCTTCTGAAATGACCAAAGCGGAGAAGACCAAACGGATAGCCCAGAAGAAGAAACTGGGTCAACCAGCGGGTAAACCGAAGCGTGTAACACCGCTACGTAGGAAGAAACGAAGTGGCTAAAGGTGTAAAACATTACTTCAAGGATGGTGCAGAACATAAAGGTGGGATGCACAAACACCCTGATGGTACGTTGATGACAGGCAAAAACATGTCTAGAACATCGAAAAAACTGTATCACTACGGGGATTTATCCAAGAAGGCTAAAGAAAAAGCTAGAAACGGCTGGAAAAAATAATGGCTACATCAGGCACAACAGCATTTAATATGCCGTTCACAGACATCGCTGAAGAGGCGTGGGAACGCGCTGGGCGGGAGCTACGGTCTGGGTATGACCTACAGACTGCACGTCGCTCTATGAATCTGATGACGATTGAGTGGCAAAACCGTGGCATTAATATGTGGACTATCGAGCAGGGATCACTGGATCTTGTGCAAGGACAGTCTACGTACGCTTTACCGGACGACACCATTGACCTACTGGAGCACTCTATTCGGACGGGTGCGAACAATCAGACTACGCAATCTGACCTAACATTGAGTCGGATTAGTATCAGTACGTACTCGTCAATACCCAACAAAATAACACAGGCTCGTCCTATACAAATCGTCGTGCACAGGGACAGCGGGCAAACTTACCCGACAGGTATTACGTTAGCTGCTACCGCATCCAGCACAGATACGACAATCACGCTAAATGGGGTGGCTGGTCTACCTCCTGCGGGGTTTATCAAGTTAGAGAACGAGATTATTAACTACAGTTACATTACCGGTAACGTGTTACAGAACTGCTTTAGAGGCCAGCAGGGCACCACAGCAGCGACGCATACCGTGGGTGGTACCGCTATACCTG